ATAATAAAAATTACTTTAATAGATACTCTGAATTTAGAGAAGCAAATGGTTATTACAATAAACACATACCTTTTATTGAATTAACATATAGAGATTCGTGGAAAAGACATAAATATTTATTAGGTTTTGATAGGCTTGACTTAATAGCACAAAAATACTACTCAGACCCAAACTTAGGTTGGTTAATACTATTAGCAAATAGAGATAAATTTGAAAATGGTAATGAATTTAAGCCATTATCTGATGATTTAATATTAAACATTCCATACCCAAGAGATTTAGTTTTAAATGAATATAATGAGAAAATAAAAAAAATTCAAAAATTTTTATAAAAATTGTTGTTTTATTGAAAAAAAAGAATTACATTTGTATTATAAAAAAAAAGATAATATTAAAGATACAACATTTAATAAATTTACAGAAGAAAAATACATATTAAAATACATAAAAAAATGAGAAATAAAATAATTAAATATGGGGCAGAATGGTGTCAACCATGTAAAGTACAATCAAAAATTTTTGATAATTTAAAAAACCAATATATGGATGTTGAGTTCACTGAAATTGACATAGATAAGTTAAATCAAGATACTATAATTGATTTAAATATAAAATCAATACCAACTTTAATATTTAAAGTTAATGATGAAATTAAGTTTAAACATGTTGGTGTTTTAAATGAAAAGGATTTAATCAATAAAATAAATACAATTTTTAATTAATAACAAGATAATGAGAATAGAAGAAGTAAACGAGGAAACATTAGCTGTGTTTGAAACAGCTTTTAATAAAACAGGTTTAGAACAATACATTGCCATTGATTTTTTATCAAAAAAGATGAAAAATGATATTTATAAAATATATAAAAGCAATGAATACACTAAATATAAAACAAATTCAGATTGTGTTATATATATAGATGAAGATATTTTTCTTAAATTATCACCAATTCAACAACAAATAATTGCAGATGAAGCTTTATGTGGATTATCATTTGACTCAGAAAAAGATGTTTTCGTGATTAATAAACCAAATATAAATACTTTTACAGGTGTATTAAAAAAATATTCATCTAATGATGTTTTAGATTTAAAAGAAGCTATTAATTTGGCACTTGAATCAAGAGAGCAACAAGAAAAGGAAAGGAAAGAAAAAAAACGTAAGTAAAATTTAATTTAAATTTTCAATAAAAAAAAAAGAGTAGATACATTTCTACTCTTTTTTTTTTTGCATTATTTTTTTATAATACTATTTATATAAAAAAATAATAAAATAATATGATGAATATAGATAAACTTAATACTTTTATTGGTGTTGAAGATACTAAAACAAATAAGAAAATTATTAAATTAAAGAATGATAAATCAATTATTGAGAATATAGGTGAAAAAACCATTTTAAACGAAGATGGAAGAGAATTACTTAAAGGTTAAAAAAAACATATAAACTCTATAAATAAAATGAAGAGAAAAACAATTGATTTAAATTTCGACCGTTATAAATTAATTAATGGTTATGTAGATGAGTTATTAAATGAAAAAAAATGTAATATTCTTAAAGAAGAAGAACAAGAAGACGCATCAAAACTTGAAAATGTTAATGATGAAAGATTTAATGAATTAGAAGATATAGCATTAAAAACAAATGATGAAAATGTTATTGAGGATGAAACATATGATGTTGAAGGTGATGTTGAGACGAAAGAAATTGTAACTTTAAATATAGATGATTTAGTTAATAAAATACATAGTGTTTTATTAAAATTAAAAGAAATAGATGTTAAATTAGATGTAAAAACAAACGATATAAAGGATGTTTTCAATACCACAATCTCGAATAAACAAGGGGTATTATTAAGTGACATAAAAAATTATTTAGATATTAAAATACCTGACACTCGACAAAAACAAGAAATGGTTTCACTAAAAACACCATATAATATAAACAACACAAATGTTTTTGATAAAATTGGTAATGAACATTTAATACAAATGAATAAAGATACCAAAAAAGAAATTAAAGTACCACAAACCGATAACGAAATACGTAAATCTTTTTACAATGAATAAGGTAAAAAAAATAAAGAAAAGTGATTTATTTGGTAACTTAAGTATTACTGAATTATTTGATGTTTACAATGGTGATAACAAAAATAGTGGTATTCCTAAAATTGGTAATGGTACACATACAGTAACATCCACGGATAGTTCAGAGAAAAAAGAAAAATACGGAATGAATCAATTAGATAAATTAGGTTATTTACGTATGCAAAATGTTATGTTAGATAGGAGTGGTATCTTAAGGGAGAATGAAGGAATTAACAACTTCAAAAATGAAAACCCTGATTTATTTTTAAAAATAAATTTATTTGTAAGTGAATTAAAAAATTTTAATATTGATGATAATAACAAAAAATTTGTAATTGATTATATAGAAAATAAAATACAAACAATATAATATCAATAACCAAATGGCTAATAGTAAATTAGAAAATAAAGAATTTGAAATACCGAATGAGATGTTAGATTTATTAAATTTAACATTAAGTTCTTATAATGGTGATACCAATGTTAAAGGTTATAAAAGATTGGTAACATTAACAAATGACAAAAAATTAAGTTATTATGCCATTAAAAGATTAAAAAATTTCTTTGATAATTATAACGGTGAAAAAAATGATACTGAATATTTATTAAATGGTGGTGATAAGATGAAAAATTGGGTTAATAGTACATTAAATAAAGCTAGAGATATTGTTAATTCAGAAACAAACCCTTATATTGAAAACCCATTAAAAAAAGAGAGAAATACAGATAGAACCCAAAGTGCCATTAACCAATTAAAAAATATTGTTAAAGAAAATAGAAATAGTTATCGTTTTATTATAAATGAATCACAATATAAATATTTATTAAAAAAATATTTATTAAAATAAATTTAAACTACTTATAAAAAAAAAATATGTTAGATAGCTTAAAAATAGACGCTAATGGTGAAACTGCTTTAGAAAAAGAAAGTAGAATAGCAAGAGAGGATATGCTAAATAAAAATATAAATATTGCTTCATATTCTATTGGCTCACCCACAATGGAAGATAATAAAGACAAAATCTATTCAGCAACACATACCAATGCCAAATCAGATTTCACTATAAACAAACCAACAGATAAGGTTACTGAGGTTGATAAGGGTAAAGGAAGACCAGATGAAATATTTGAAATGGATAAACCAGGTACATTGAAAACGGAAAAAGGTGGTTCAAGAACTGACGTTTTTGGTATTACAGGTTTACCCAGTGGTAGGTTTGAATTAACTAAGAATAATTATTATCGGAGTGGTGAAGCTTATAGTGGAAGAGAAGCTTTTCGTTATAATATAGAAATTAAAGTTGATACCAAAAACAATAAAAGTCAATTTAGATTAAAATAAAAAAAAAATATTTTTATAATATTAAAAATACTATTTATAAAAAAAAAGTTAAAACTATATAACTATGAGTAAACTTACACAAACACTAATCGAAGATGTTTTAAAATCGAAAGAAGATATTAAACGAGTATTAAATGAAAATATTCAAAGTGTCTTTAAAGATGTTATTAAAGAAGGACTTAGTGAATTACTAGAAAAAGAAGATGAAAGTTTTGATGATGAAGAAATATTATCAAAAGAAGACAATAAAGAATCCGATACAAATGACACTGAAGAATTTAATGATTTAAATTCAATTAAGAGTGATGATGAGGAAAATGTAAGTACGGAATTAAACGACTATGAAAATGAAACGGGTAACCAACAAATTTCAGATGTTAATGATAACGTAGGTGATGAGGGTTATGGGGAATTAGAAACAATTGACTTAACAAGTTTCGACACAGATGAAAGTTACGATATTTTTATGCAAATCAGTGATGATGCGATTGCTAATATGGTATCAGACGAACAATTAGAATTAATTGACACTAAAACCAATAAGAAATTTATTTTCAAAAAAACAACACTTGAAGAATGTTTAATTAAAAATAAAGAGGAAGTTTTAAAAGAAAATGAAGATTATTCATATGAAGATTTAGAAACACAAAGAAACAAAACTGAAGGTGGTTTACACGAAAATGTATTTGGTGGTGTTTTAGGTTGTGAATTGAAATTTATTGGTGAAGATAGTGACATTCCAAAACAAACAAGTGATTTTGTAAAAAAATCATTAGATGTTAAAGGTAAATTATTTTACGGTGGTCAAGTTATGATTGAAGGTAAAAATCATATTTCAAAAGTAAGTAATGAGGATGGTGATGAATTCTTAATACCTTCTAAATTTTTAAAACGCATTAAAAATGGAAAATTATTTGGTTATTCAATAAAAGATTTGAATAAAGAATTTTTCTTAACCGATGAAGAATGGCAAGAAAATCAAACTAATTTAAATGAAAATGAAGATGATGTTATTTATGAAATCGTAGATGCTGAAAATAATGAAAAAATTAATCTTTTTGATGTTTTTAATGAGAATATGGATATTAACGAAGAAGATGATTTTGAAGTAGAATTTGAAGATGAAGATGGTGTTGATTTAGAAGAAACAGCATTTGCTGGTTCTAAAACATTTCAAACTGGTATGAAACAACATGGTAAATTTTCAACACAAAGAAGTAAAGAAGTTAGTAGAAACACTATCGGTGAAAATAAAAAAATTGAATTACTAGAAAAGAAACTTAATGAGTCACATGTTAAAATTTCAAATTTAGTTGAAGAAAAAATAAAATTGAAAAAAATAGTAACGGAAAGTGTTTCAACACTAAAAGAGGTGTCATTAACTTACACCAACCTTTTAAATGCTACTAGATTAATACAAGGATTCACTACAACTAAAGATGAAAAAACTCAAATTCTCGAAAAATTTGATGCGTGTAAAACAATAAACGAATCTAACGATTTATATAATCAATTAAAAAATAAATTAAATGAAAATGTTACTATAATAAATAAAGATGTTATAGTTGAAAAGAAAGAAGTTAAAGATAAAAATTTAATATTAGAAAAAACTTCATTTATTTCAAGTGATTTACAAAGTTTAGTTGGTGACTTAATGAGTCGTATGAATAGAAAAAATTAAAAAAAAAAATAAAAATAAAAAAAAAAATTATGAGTAAGAGTTTATTAAACGGTATCGGTAAAACCCAATTCGACTTAATCAAAGAAGCACGAGTTAAAACCCTACAAAAATGGGAAGATACACAATTCCTAAATGGTTTAAATGAAGGTTCAGTTAAAGAAAACATCGCAATGTTGTTTGAAAACGTAACTAACCAATTATTAAAAGAAAACACAATGTCACAAGGTAGTTCAGGTGCATTTGAAACTGTTGTATTCCCTGTTGTTAGACGTGTATTTTCAAGATTATTAGCTAATGATATTGTTTCAGTACAAGCTATGGCAATGCCAATCGGTAAATTATTTTACTTTGTACCACAAACAAGTGAACGTGTACTTAGTGGTGTAGATGACAGTGGTAACCCTATTTATTCACACACAGGTTTAACTGAAAAACAATTACCTGCATGTATCAACGATTTAGGTAGCTGTGCAACAACTGAGTTTATACAAAAATCACTTTATGATTTATTTTATGAAGATGGTTTATTTGACCAATCTAAAGGTGAGATGACAATTGTAACATTAACAGGTACACCAGTATTTTTTAGTGGTTCTACATTAACACCAATTACAACAAGTGGGCAAGTAAAAACTTCAAGTGATGGTTCTATGAAAGAACTAGTTATTACCGCAACAGGTTTTAACAACTATTGTAAAGGTGCTCTACTTGGTCCTGATGGTCAAGATATGCACACTGAATCTTTCTTAGCATCGTTGAAAGTTGTAGCCGCTAATGACATTAAAAACGGTGACGATGTTATTTTTAGTGCAGGTCAAGAAATCAACGCAAACATATTACCACAAAAATATGGTAAAGGTATTGTTGAATACGATAAAATATGTGATGCACAAGGTAATTTATATCTAAAATTAGATTTAACTCAACCAACAAATAGTACATCTGTAGATGGTTATATTGGTGCTGATGCTTCTTATTATGAAGGTTCTAACTTCATTATCACATATGCAGCCTACGCATCATTAGAACTTGCAACTGAAATGGGTGAGGTTTCATTTAAATTAGATGAAGTAAACGTAGCGGTAACTGAACGTAAATTACGTGCAACTTGGTCACCTGAATTAGCACAAGACGTTGCAGCTTTCCAAAACATTGATGCAGAAGCTGAATTAACAGCTATGTTATCCGAACAAATAGGTTCTGAAATTGACCGTGAAATCTTAAGAGACTTAAGACGTGGTGCAGCATTTAGTAAACGTTGGGATTATAATGGTTGGAGAAAACAAAACGTTGTATCTACCAACTACACACAAAAAGACTGGAATCAAGAATTGATGACTGTAATTAACTTTATATCTGCATCAATACAACAAACAACATTAAGAGGTCAAGCTAACTTTATTGTAGTTTCTTCTCAAATTGGTGCTTTGTTTAACTCTCTTGAATATTTCCACGTAATTGGTGATGCAAGTCCTGAAAACGTTGAATATAACATGGGTATTGAAAAAATTGGTAATTTAATGGGTAAATACCAAGTTTACGTTGACCCATATTCACCAGCAAACGGTATTATCGTAGGATTTAAAGGTAAATCAATTTTAGATACAGGTTACATTTATGCACCTTATATCCCATTACAATTGACACCTGCATTAACCAACGTATTTAACTTCGCAAACGTAAAAGGTATTTTAACTCGTTATGCAAAGAAAATGGTTAACAATAAATACTATGGTCGTGTAACAGTAGATGGTATTCCAACAATCAATTTCAATGAAATTAGATAGTTAATATTAACAAAAAAAAAAGAAAGGTAAATTAATTTTTATCTTTCTTTTTTTTTGTTAATAACTTGGTGGCTCTAAATTAGCCTTATCATTTTCACTCTTATTTTCATTTTCAGCCATATGTTTGTTATGTAAAAAAATAAAACTTCGTCTATCTGATATTGACATAGACATAACATCATTATAACTTATTTTTAATTCTCTAATAATAGAAAGTATTTCACTGAACCAATTAAATCGTGATTCGTTTAATATAGGAAAAAAACCAGTTACAGATATAATTTCTTTAAAAATCAATAAATTTTTACTCAAAAAAGTGTAATCCGATAGTAAATATGAAAGGAAACCCTTCACGGGTCTCCCCCAAAGACCCATCTTCATTAATAACATTACATTTTTCAATTGTTTGTGTAATATCAACACCAGGTTCATTATCAATTACGAATTTTTTATAGTTTCTAACATCACGAATAGACATTTCATATTTTAAGAAATTTTCAATGTAGTTTCTATCTGAATTACCATTTATAGATACAATACTTTGTAATGTTCTATAAAAATCTTCATTTGAAATTTCAGAGTTAGAATCTAATTCAATCCTTTTTAGAATTTCATCTTCATCATATTGGTTAAAAAATTTAAATTCTATTGTATCTTCATTACCATTTACTTGATTAACGTATTTATATTCAAAATAACCATTTTTATTAACATCTAAAGAAAGGGTTTTAATTTTAATTTTTGTTAAATCAAATGTTGCTTGTACTTTTTCTTTGGTTGTTGGGTGTTGTCCAATTACAACATAATCACTACCAAATGCGTTAATTCTTAAAAAAACTAATATAGCGTTTTTATCACCATGATGTAATAAATTAACATCGACATCTTTGTCAATTATTTTATTTCTTAATATTAAATTAAAAATATCTTTAGTTTTAGATAAATTAGCCTGCATGAAAAGACTTTCATCTATCGCAGTTAAAAATGCTACCTCTAAAACTTCTTTATTTTTTGGGTGAATTTTACCTTGGCTTGGTAGCGGTAAAATATCACAAGCACCTTTATATTTAGTATAATCAAAATCAATTTGTGTTTTTGTTGAAGTGATATTTTTATTTTCTATAACATCATTAACATCAACTATCTTTTTTTCTTGTGTTTTATTATTAGATAATAAATTGTCAGATTTAATCTCGTATTCTTTAATTTTAATTAACATATCATCAGGTGTGTCTAAACCTAATTGAGTAAACACGTTTTTAATTTTAACGTATTTACCTTTATCTATTACATCAAACATTTGCTCTTGAGAATTACGAGCCATATTATACTTACTACTAAGTAAATCATCTTTTTCTTCCATATAAATTTATTTATTTTTTTTTATTAAACTGTTGGTTCAATGTAGATATTACGAGTTATTTTTAACTCATCGATATTATCATAAAGACCTGTAACACTCCAGTGTTTGTTATTTATTACTACAACCCGTTGAGTTGTATTTGGGTCATAATAGGTATTTTCTAAAGTTAATAAAATTTCTTTAGTTGAGTTTAGAATAAAATTTGTTTGATAATTCATAATAATATTTTTGTTTATAAATAGTTATAACACCATTTTTTTATAAATATAACTAAAAACATAAAAAAAATAAACAAATACTAATAAAAAATAATTAAATAAAACTATTTACTATTAAGATATCTTATATTTATGAATAAGAAAACACCATATAAATACAGATTAATTTTAGTTAAAAATAAAATATATCAAGAAACCATAAATAAATATGTGCATTACGAGAGAGCATTAAATAAATACGATGAAATAATTCACAATAATAAAAAAAATATTATTTTCCCAAAAGAATATATTAACATGGGTGGTAATTTTGGTGGTATTCAAGAATTAACTTATGAGATATTATTAGTAAAAACTAACGATGAATTAGTTGATTATAGTATAGTTGAAAACGAATATAAACTTAAGGAAAAAATAACAACTGAAATGAATCGTTTTATTATATTAAAAAAAAATAAAATATTTATAGAAGAAGATTTTTATGTTTTTGGTTATAATCCACATAATGATAGGAAAGATATTAAATTCATATTAAAAGAATATGTTTTTTCTGATTTAAAAAACATTATTGATATTTATAGGTTAGGTAATAAAATAATATTTATTAAAACACTTAATAATGAGGACTTTTTTAATATGATAATAACTAAGAATAAATCAGATGGTGAAAGACTATTTAATTTTTTAAAATTAAATTTAGGAAAAAATAATAAAAATTTAATATTTAATGAAATTAATAATAGGAAAATATTAAACTTTTTATACGAAAAAGCAATAGAACATACTGGTTGGGATAAACAAAAATTAAAAAGACATAATACTAGACCATAACTTAAAAAAATATTTTTAGCATAAAAAAATACTATTTATATAAAAAAACAATAAAGAAATATAATATGGCACAAACTATTAGAAATGGAAAAGTAACACCTTGGGTTTATGATACAGTAAAAGAAACCCCAATACCATCAATAAGTAGCGTATCTGTAACTGCACTTGGTTTAACAGGTGAAACATTAAAAGGACCAGCATTTGAAATTGTAAATGTTGGTAATTGGACTGAATATAAACAATATTTTGGTGGAACGTCAACAGAAAAATTTAAATCTAATAATTTCCCAAAATACGAACTACCCTATGTAGCTCAAGAATATTTAAAAGAAAGTGACAATTTGTATGTTGTTAGAGTTTTAGGTTTATCTGGTTATGATGCTGGTCGTGCTTGGGGTATTACAATGAAAGGTGAAATTACTGAAAATAAAGAAAGTTTGGTAGCTGTATTACGTAGTAAAGGTGTATTGAATGAAACAACACAAACAGTTGATAGTTCAATATCTAATACACAAACAATATACACTAGTGCAATAACATTAGAAAACGACATATCTTTTAAAATATTAACAGCCAAAGTAAATTTAAATGAAAATATTTTAGGTGTTAGTGAAGGTGAATCAACATTCTATATTGGAGGTAATAAAGATAAGGGTAAATTTGGTATTTTTATTGATTTATCAACAATAAGTACACTACCGATGTCTGAATTTGAATGTAATTTCTCAAAAGCAATAATCAAAGATGGGGAATTAACTTTACCTATGGATAATACTGAAATATCATTATATAATGCTTCAGTTGATTACACATCAGTAATAATCAAACCAACAGAAGATATTGTTTTATCGGGTGTTACTATTGATGATAGTGGTAATATAGAAACAACAACAAGTGCAATTAATTTTGTTGCAAATGTTAGTTTTTTTGATAAAAATGGTGTAACAACTGAATTACGTAAAGTATCTTTAGATAACACATCACCAAATTTTATATTAAATGTTTTTGGTGCTAAAATTAATGATGTTGAAGGTTCACCTATATGGGTTGATGAATATTATTTAGATGGTTTTAATTTTAATGACTTATTAGAAAGTGATGTTGAGTTTAATATAGTAGAATTACCTAAATATGAAGTTAATAATTATAAATCATCATATAAACCAGCTAGAACACCTTGGATTGTATCTGAAGTTATTGGTGGTCAAATAAAAAACCTATTCAGGGTAATTTCAATATCTGATGGTGAGACATCTAATAATGAAATTAAAATTAGTATTGAAAATGTTGATAAAACAAATAAAACTTTTGATTTAATAATTAGGGCATTTGGTGATAGAGACGATTCAGTTGTTGTGTTAGAAAGTTATAGAAATTTGAATTTAATTAAAGATGATAAAAATTATATCTGTAAGCGAATTGGTGATGCTGAAGGTGAATATAATATTAATTCAAAATACGTAGTGATAGAAATCGCAGAAGGTAATTTACAAAATGAAATACCTAGTGGTTTTAAAGGGTATCCAATTCGTAAACATTTGAATTATACATACCCATCACCACTTTATAGTGTTGGGTATAACTCTGATGTTAAAATAAAAAAACAAACACTAGGTATTCCAAGTTCACATACACAAACATTTGATGTTGATTATTTAAAGTATAAGGGTATCAATAATAATACAAATTCAGATTATGGTAGTTATTCAGATGAATTAACTAGTGGTTTCCATATACAAACAGAAGCATCTTCACTTGGTTATACAACTAATGACACGAATGTTTTTGTAGATGAAAATGGTGATGAAATAACAGATAAATCTATAATTAAACAAATGTTTAAATTTACCGTATTATTACACAGTGGTTTTGATGGTTGGGATTTATATCAAGAAAATAGAGGTTTAAGTTCAAATTATAAATATAATAAAACTTATGCTAAAATAGGTTTAAATAATGAAAAATATACGGAATATTCAGATAATGATTTCCCTGAAAATTTTAAAGCTTTAACATCAGATTATTACGCATATTACAAGGGTATTAGAGCATTTTCAAATCCAAAAACAGTTGCTATTAATTTAATTGCTACACCTGGTATTGATATTATTAATCAAACATCATTAACAGATGAGGTTATAGATATGATTGAAAATGAACGTTTTGATGCTTTATATTTGGTTAATACACCTGACACAACAAATAATAGTGTTAGTACGTTAATAACACCTAAAGAGTTATCACAATTAGTAAATGATTTAGGAATTGACACTACATTTGCAACAACATTCTATCCTTGGGTTCAATATCCAGATATTGAAAATGATGGTAAATATGTATGGTTATCACCTATAAAGGATTTATGTCGTTCAATAGCTTTCACAGATAATATATCATATCCTTGGTTTGCACCTGTAGGTTTTGGTCGTGGAAATGTAAATGCTTTACGTGCTAGAACTAGATTAAAAAACGCTGATACTGAATACTTACAGAACTCAAATATTAACTACGTAGAAACATTTAGTTCAACAGGGGAAGGTTTAAAATTGTGGGGTCAAAGACTACTTAGAAAAAATGCTGATGATTTTGTTGTAAGTAGAATCGGTGTCTTGAGGTTAATGTTATATTTACGTTCAATTATTAGAAATGTTGTAAAAAAAGATATTTTTGAACAAAATGATAGTGAAGTAGTAAATTTAATCAGAAGTCAAATCAGCCCAATATTAGAGAGCGTAGCTGGTCAAAGAGGTATCGAAAGAGAATATCGTTTAGATGTAACACAAACACCAGAAGATAAAGACTTAAGACAAATTAGAATTAGTATATGGTTAAAACCAATTGGTGCATTAGAATTTATTGAGATAACATTTAATGTAACACCAAATCAAGTTAGTTTTGCGTAAATAAAAAAAAAACAACTATTTAAAATAAAAAAAAAAACAATATAATATATGGCAACAGGAGATTTAATACCAAACACACCTATTCAAAGTGAACCATTACAAAAACACAGATGGATTTTAAGGTTTCCATCTAAAATAGGTTTACATGAATTTCAACTAGCATCAGCAGCTAGACCTAACTGGACTATTGATGAAGTTAAAATCCCATTCCTTAACCAAGAACAATATGTTGCTGGTAAATATAAATTTGAAACTATGTCAGTATCATTAGTTGATTACATCGGTCCATCAACAACACAAGCAGCTATTGAATGGATTAGAACTTGTGCAGAAGAAACTACTGGTAGAATGGGTTATGCGGCTGGTTATATGAATGATTTAGAGTTAGAAATTTTAGACCCAACGGGTGTTTGTGTACAAAAATGGATATTAAAAGATGCTTTCATAACACAATATAAAGGTGGTAGTTTAGATTATGAAAGTGGTGGTTTATTAAAAGTTGAATTAACAATACGTTATAGTAGGGCAGTTTTATTATTTTAAAAAAAGAAAAAAAATGATTGATAAAATTTTTAAATCTAATACTTTTGTGACTAAATCAATATTAGTTGAAAATAATGTAAATTCAAACAATAATTATGAATTAACTAAACTTGAAATTAATGAAATTGAAAATGAGATATATAACACAATAAACATTAAGGTTGAAATTTTTTCAACCTTAATTAAAAGAAATGAAAAAAATGTTATATTACAAGGTGAAATAGTTGATTTCAGAGTTAAATTTATGTTCATATTAAATGAGAATAATGGTGTTTATATAAGAATACCAGAAGCTATTAAATTAGATGATTTATTATTTAGCACAATAAAACAATTAAAAAATTATTATTTTTCTTGGAAAGATACTTGGAATAGTAATAAAATAAATTTATATTTATGAAAAAAATAAATATTTTATTGATAATATTACTTTTAATATTAAGTTTTTTTTCACTTCAGACTTGTAATGAAAAGAACAAGTTAAAGAAACAAAATACTTACACTATAAAAGCTTTATTAGATGAAGTTAGGGTAAGTAAAAATAAAAATGGAGAATTAGAATTTAAACAATTAGCTTTATTAAGTGATGTTAAAACGTTATCAAAAACAAATAGTGAGTTAAATTTAGAAATCAATAAGTTGTCAAAAAAAGATAAGAAAAACTTAATTGATATAACTAAATTACAAATAGAAGTAAATAACCTTAAGGATACTTTACAAGAGTTAAATTTAACTACTATCGCTATATCAGATACATTAAATAGATATAAATTTAGTGAAATAAACGAATTTCGTGAGTTAAGTGGTTACACAGATGTTATTAGTATAGATAAACCAAAAAAAGTGAATACGTATATAACAACAGATAAACTATTTACAGAATTAACGATAAAAAAAATAGAAAATAAAGATGGAATAGAATTCACTGTCAATTCAAGTAATCCAAACCTAAGTGTTAATAAAATAAACAGTGCAGTTTTTAAATATGATGATTTAAATTTACATAAGAAACGCATTAAATATTCAATTAACTTATCTATTGCTTATTCATTAGGTTTTAACCCACTTACTGCTAGTGGTTATATAGGTCCAACGGTAGGTGTGGGTATTGGTTATAATATAATTAATTTTTAAAAAAAAATGGGTATTTTATTAGAAATATATAACAATGAATTATCTTTAATAAGGGAGAAAAAAAAGGTAAAAAAAGAAAAAAAGGCTTATAATAAAAATAAAGAAGAAGAAGATATTATTTTATATGATGACTCAATTTATGATATATTAAATAGAGGTACATACAAATTAACACAAATATCCAAGGGCGTTAGAAAAAATGTACAAGGTGATAGTGTTGAATATTATAACCCAGATGATGGTAGTGATAGAAGTTTATTTAATAAAAAAGCTAATAGAGTTACTATTGATGGTTATCGTTACGGTTTCACATCAAGAGAGATACGTGACATTAGAAGACAGATATCAAAAGCAAATAGATAATAAAAAAAACATATATGGAAATAATTAAACCAATAACAAAAGGTACTTTATTAAGTCAAGGTACTACAGAAAAAATATCAAAGGAATATTTAAAAAATGTTCAAAAAAAATTTGATATAAATCTAAAGAAAGAATTAGATGGTGTTAAATTTAACACTATTGATGATAAAGAAATACAAATAAGTGATTATAATCGTGGTATGGAAGATTATGATTATGAAAATAAATTGACACCTGAATTAAAAAAAAGGTTACAAAGTTACATTAAAGGTAAAGAAGGCAAAGATAACATAAATTTCACAAAAAAAGCAGAGCGTAAAAATAAATTTAAAAGGGGTAAAATAGAATTATATGGTAAAATGCCATTAAAAACTAATGATGTTGAAAAAAATACAATTTTTGAAAATGTAAAAGATTATTTAAAATCATTAATTGGTGAAAAAGATGAAGAAATTAATGAAGATGTTGATTTAGACACAATCACTAAAGTAGTTGATGCTGTTGATAAAATGTCAACCAGTGGGACAAAACCAATTGTGAGTTTGGTGAAAGATGCACAAACTAATAAACCTAAAATACAAATAACAAAAGAATCCTTAGTAAATGAAGATGTAGCACGTAAATACATACCAAATAATCTTAAATTTAACGGTTCTATTTTTTCAATAGTAGATAGTAATAATGAATATATTTTTAAATGGGAAAAAGATAGTTTTATAAATGAAGGTATTTTAATTGATTATAAAAATAAAAATTTAATCAAAGAAAATCTAAATAAAACCTTTAGATTAATGTCTTATGATTCACCTAAAAATAGTTTAAATAGGAAAGAATTAGTAAATGAAGATA